GCCGCAGGAACAGGCGTGACCGACTGGGCAGGTGCAGGAACAGCAGGAACAGCCGTCACCTTTAAGATTGACCAGACCTACAATGCCGCAACTGTTCAAAAGGTTGCAGCTAACACCTACCGAGTAGTTGGAAAGATAACTGCATAATGCCTATTCCAATAGGAATCCTTGCACAAGCGGGGGCATCATTAGCGGCCATACAGTATTTGCTAATTGGCGGTGGCGGTGGCGGTGCTACCGTTCGTGGTGCTGGCGGTGGAGCAGGTGGAGTTTTATATAACTCTATTGCCAACTCAAGCTATACCCTGACAATCGGTGCTGGCGGTGCTGGTGGCACAACTTCTAGTTATCCCGCAACAAAAGGCAGTAATGGCTCTAATTCTGTTTTTGGTTCAAATACTGCTTCTGGTGGTGGTGCTGGTGGAACACTATCAATCACAGGTGGAAACACAGCACAACTAAATGGTTCAAATGGTGGTTCAGGTGGTGGTGCTGGTGGTGAAACTGGAACCCCTAAAGGCGTAGCTGGAACAGGAACTTCTGGTCAAGGCAATAGCGGTGGTTTAGCTACTCAGTCTGCTGAACCATATGCAGGTGGTGGTGGAGGTGGAGCTGGTGCGGCTGGTGGTAACGCTGGCTCTGGTAGTGGTGCTACTGGTGGAACTGGTGGTGACGGAACAAGCGCACATTCATCTTGGGGTTCAATAACTTCTACAGGTGAAAATATAAGCGGAACAAGATGGTTCGCAGGTGGTGGTGCTGGAGGAACATATAACACCGCAAACTTCGCCGCAGGAGGAAAGGGCGGTGGAGGAGCTGGCGGTAAGGGCGAAGCAAACCCTGGTGGCATTGGAGCTAATGGAACTGCAAACACTGGTGGTGGAGGTGGTGGTTCTGGTCAGAGCCAAACCACAATCGCTTTCCCTGCTGGTAATGGTGGTTCTGGATTAGCAATTGTTCAAGTGCCAAATAGTCTTGCTATGAATGTTGGTGCTGGTCTTACATATTCACAAACTACCGATAGTGGCTTTAAGTATTACACCTTCACATCGGGTTCTGACACAGTTTCTTTCTTTGTCCCAACAACTTTTACAACAAACTTTTTAGTTGTAGCTGGTGGTGGTGCTGGTGGTGGTGGTCTCGGTGGCGGTGGTGGAGCTGGTGGATACCGCTGTTCAGTAACTGGAGAATCTTCAGGTGGGGGTGCTTCAGCTGAATCTGCACTGACCCTAGAGACTGGCACAAACTACACAGTTACAGTTGGAGCTGGTGGTGCATCCAACACTTATTTAGTAAATAACACAATAACAAATGGTTCTAATTCTGTTTTTGGCACTATAACTTCAACTGGTGGTGGTTATGGTGGTTGGGTAAATACAAGCAACTTGGCTCAGTCTCCATCGACTGGTGGTTCAGGTGGTGGTGGTGTTGGTGGTGGCGGTGGCGGTAACCCCTTTACTGGCTCAGCAGGAACATCTAATCAGGGTTATGCTGGTGGCGATGGCGTTGCTACAACCGCCGCATCAAATGGTGCTGGTGGTGGCGGTGGTGGAGCTGGGGGTAATGGAATTGCTGCTGCTTTAAACGCTGTAGCTGGTAATGGTGGAGCTGGAATAAGCAGCTCAATTACTGGCTCTAGTGTTGCTAGAGCTGGTGGTGGTGGTGGTGGTGCAAGAACATCTGCCTCTGGAACTGCTGGAACTGCTTCTGCTGGTGGTGGAGCTGGAACAAACACCGATGTCAATGCGACAAATGGTTCTGCTAACACTGGTGGTGGTGGCGGTGGCTATGGTGGCTTAGCTTCTGGTTACAAAGGTGGTAATGGTGGTTCTGGTGTTGTAATTATCAAATACCCCGACACCCG